CAACGTAGTTTACCCGGAAAGGGACAACTACATCTATCAGACCACCATCCGTTATGGTGAACGTGAGATGGCTTTACTGGGCAAAGCTGCGGTTGAACTGGCAAGCGAGAAACAGGTACAGGCTGCCGAGATTTTGGACATCGATGCCAACAAGTTCTATTTAAAGGGTGTCGCAGGTAAACGCATCTATGGTTTATTGAATGACCCCAACCTGAACGCTGACATCTCCCCGGCAACTGTACGGACGAATGTTGTTCTGTGGTCTGCAAAAACCACTGTTGAAATCTACAACGATATTATTGCCATCTTCAGCGAACTGGCGACCAATTCCGCAGGTCGGATTTCCGTTGACAGTGATTTAGTGCTGGCTTGCCCACCTGCCATCATGGTTCTGTTAGGCAAGACCACTGATTACGGCAAATCCGTACTGGATATGCTGAAGAACTACTTCACCAACTTGGAATTCGTGGTTCTGCCTGAACTGAAAGCAGGTGACACCAATTCCGTGCTGATGTGTGCCAAAACTGTGGACGGCTTCCCGGTTGCGGAACTGGCATTCAGTGAGAAGATGCGTTCCCATCAGTTGATTCCTGAACTGTCTTCCTATCGGCAGAAATTCTCCGCTGGCACTTATGGTGCGGTGGTTCTCCGTCCGTTTGCCATTCAGATCATGAGCGGTGTATAAGCTTTACAACCCCTTGCTGAAAGGTGAGGGGTTTTTTATTTAAGGAGGGGTAAAAATGGCAGAAGCAAAAAAGAAGACCACACGGAAACCTGCACAGAAGAAAACTGTGAAGAAAACTGTGGTTGAAGAAAAAGTTGTGAAGACCGAACTGGAAACCGGGGATGTCATCCTTGCCGATGATGTGGACGAACCTGAACAGAATGACACTGTCACTGTGTGTTCCAATTTCCCAAGGGATATTAAATTCAAGGTACTGGACAACAGGGGTCAGGAACAGACCATTCTCATCAAGGGGAACGCATCGAAGCTCCGTGGGTTGGCATCAGGCATCCTTCCTGTCGGTGCTTACGGAATCACCGCAAACGTGCCGAAAGGGGCGTGGGAGCAGATTGCGACCATCTACAAGGACGATGCAAGGTTCAAGAACGGATTAATTTTTGCGACATCTGCGAAAAACGCAAGGGGCGAAGCGAAGGAACGGAAAGACCTTCGCCACGGATTTGAACCGATTGATGCAAGCAAGCAGAAGACAAGACCGAACGAATCATGAATGCTGATGAAATTTTAGAAAAATACTCAAGACAAGCCGTAAAAAGTGCGACCAAAGATGTTGCCGAATATGCAAGACAACACCACCAGTTCCATTCACGGACAGGGATGTTGGAACGCAGCATCCGTGACATCCTTTCCCCGGATGGGTTGAAGGGATGGGTGACCATCGACAGGACACTCGCACCTTATGGTTATTGGGTACACCAAGGGATTCAGCAGGAATACACGATTGTCCCAAGGACAAAAAAAGCATTGCGGTGGGTGAGTGGCAACGAATTCGCTTTTGCGAAGCGTGTGACCATTCCCCAACGTGATGGTGAGCCTTTCCTGTTCAACGCTTTAAAGGCACAGGAATCGCACATCACGAAGATTTTTGACGAACGCATCGAAGCTGCGTTGCGAGTTATTGCGGAGGAATTATGATGGAATTTATAACACTGGCAGATGTTGTGGACGATATTGTGGAAGTCACCCAAACGGAAGTGGATGATGCAAACGCTTTCCTGACGGGTATCACCAAACGTTTACGCATCAGTGAAGAACGCATCGTGACTCCTGCCGTGTGGACAGTGAAGCGGTTGGGGTGCGTGTATGCGTTGTATGTTGCGTGTACCCGGTGCATGGGGAAGGACAATTTGACTTCCCTGAACACCGAAGCGTTACGGCAGGATATTTACGCACAAAAGCGTGAAGCGTTCAAGACAGAACTGGAAAGGCTTGAAAAGGAAATCGAAGCTGCCGACTTCACCCAAGATTATTCGGATGGGTATCGGAACATTCAGGCGGTCAGGATGTGGTACAGATGAGCGAACCAACTATCGGAACAAAACGCAAAGCGGTTACGGATGCCATTTATACGATGCTTTCCACGAACATCAAGAACGTGGAATGGTCAAAGTATTTCAAGGGATTCCAAAGGGGAAAGGTCATCACTGGTGCGGTGGTCTGCGATCATATCGATTATGAGTATGATGCGAAAGACCAATGTTTGGCAACGGCAACCTACACCATTATTGTGGCTGACCCTGACAACCTTGACACTGTGGACACCATCGCAGATTCGGTGTTTGAACTGTTGGATTGCGACAATTTGAATCAAAACGCAGAAATCGGTTTAGTTAAAAGCATTAACTACGCATCCGCACCGACAAAGGTCGATGCAGGTGCGGTTTTGATTGTATATGAAGTGAAATATTACGTTTGACAAAGGAGTGAGAATATGGCTAAAGTAAGACCTACTCGTTCCGCAACCGAAGACAAACTTGTCGGCAAGCAGGTACTGTTGTACATCAACTATGGTGAAGGTGCAACCGAAGCTTCCCCGGTATGGTGTCTCATCGGTGGTCAGCGGAACGCAAACCTGTCCATGACGGCAGATGACATTGATGCTTCCAACAAATCTTCCGGGGGTTGGGGCGAAACCTATGCAGGTATCAAACGCACGGAAATGTCCGTTGACGGAATCATCAGCAAGAACGATGACGGATATGCTGCCATGAAAGATGCCTACATCAAAGGCGAAGCGGTTGACCTGTGCCGTTATGCCACGGACGGAACTGCGGAACGGAACTGGTACAACATCACCGACATGGGTGACGAAACGCCTTATGATGACATGGCAACCTTCTCCTGCACGATGGGTGGTTTGGGCAAACCGAGATTCTATTCCGGGTTGTCTTCCATCAACGATGTTGTCGGCTTAATCGATTCCGACAACGAAAGCAGATTAACTGTCAGCAAGGCAGATGAAAAAGATGTTGTCATCACCATCACGGACGGCACTGTGACCGGGTTGAAGAACAATGGTTCTTCTGTTGCAAGCACAAATTACAGTATTGCCGAAGGTGGGAAATCCATCATCATCTTGGCAGACTACTTGGCAACCCTTACGAACGGACAGATTCCGTTTGAAGTGCAGGTTGCGAACGGACACAACATCACCTATGTGATTACGCTTACGGATTGATTTAAGGGGTTTTTAAGGGGGTTTCAAAATGCGTTACAACAGGCTAAAAAGGGACATAATTGTCAAAATCGGCGGTAAGGAGTACAGTTTCAAACTGACCATTGATGACTTGGCTGAACTGGAAGATTCATTGCAGGATAACGAGCGGATTATAAGTATGTTCACTTCCCGGACGATGCCGAAGATCAGGACTTTGATGAAGGCGTTTGTCCTTGGTTTGAAAGCGGACATGACGGATGCCGAAAAAAAGGAACTCTTTGAAAAATTCTGTGCAGAAACATCGATTGATGAAGTTGCGAAACTGTACTTCTCCATGATTGCGGTGTCTAATTTGTTGGGCGAAAGCGTGTCCAACGATGTGCTGACGAACCTTGGATTCGATGTAAAAGATGAAGGGGTTGCCGAAAAAAACGCATAAACGAAGGGGCGAATATTGAAATCAAAACTGTCAATGATTACATAACGTATATAATGCCGATATGTTTCGGTGCGTTGGGTATGACGGCAGAAGAAATAGGCAATTCAACCCCCTTCGACATCAACAAAAGAATCAAGGGTTATGAAGACAGGCAACGCATGATGAGGGTGTTCATCGCATCCTTTATCACGTTGCCTGTTATCAATTCAGGGTTCAAAAGTCCCAAAAAACAGTTAAAACTTGAAGATGTCATTCCTGAAGATTTGATGAATGACAATATGATGAAATCCGAAATCGATACTTGGCGAGAAATCCTGAAGAACGCAGAAAGATGATTTGACATGGCAGATATAACGAAAAAAATAGCAATACAGATACAGGCTATACTGGGCAAATCAGGAAAAGACATTGGCAAACTGTCCGATTCCTTAAAGGATATAAAGACAAACGCAAAGGGTGCTTCCGGGGCATTGGACATGGCAAGTGTCGCAGTTGGCTCGTTCGTGGGGCAACTGGGTGTCCAAGCCGTCACTGCGTTCGCCAGTGCGGTTGGAAGCCTTGCCACGCAGATGATCGAATTAGGCACGAAGACCGAAAAGACCATCTCCCAAATCAATGCGATGCGGAACTATGTGGGCAACGCAACCGAAGCTTACCGGGCATTCAACGATGTCGCACGGAACACCAATTTCAACATGGATTCCGTCCAGCAGATGGGTGTGCAACTCCTGAACATGGGGTACAACGCACAACAGGCAAGTGATTTATTGAATTTATGTGCCGATGCTGCTGCCGGGTTGAACAAAGGCGAAGAAGGTG